TTCGCAATTTGTCAACGCTCAGTGGTCAGACTACAGCGGTTCGTTTGCACAGCCTGCCGTTCAGCAAGGTGCTTACAACGCTGAGTTCAACCTCAAGCTCATGATTGCGCCGGTTCCCTTCCTCGGTATGGAAGGTGCAGTGCAGCAAGACTATGCTGTGATTCCCTTGATTGAGGCTCGCATGAACGATGCGACCAACGTCATGATGGATGCAATGGCAACTGCGCTTTACACCAACACCTCAAACGCCCAGCAGTTCATTGGCTTGGCAGCGGCTGTTGATGATGGCACGGGTACTGCAACCTATGGCAATATCAATCGCTCGACTTACACTTGGTGGAAATCCAAGCAGTATGCTGCTGGCTCGGTTAACCCAACCCGTCAGAACATCCTGCAGTACATTTCTGGCACGGTAAAGAACGGCGCTGAAGTCCCAACCTTTGGTGTTTGCGGTTTTGGTACTTGGACGTTGTTGGCACAAGACTTTGTAGGCCAAGAAACCTACATGATCACACCTGGAAGCAGCTTTGCTAACGGTGAAGAAGGCCCAACGTCTGGTTTCCGTGCGCTGATGGTTGCTGGCGTTCCGATCTACCCTGATCCGTACTGCCCAGAAGGTACGCTGTACTTGCTCAATACGAACTACATGAGTATGTACATCCACGATCAAGCCGAGTTTGCCTTTACGGGCTTTGAGTCCACCCTGCCTAACTGGCAGATTGGTTATGTTGGCGCTGTGTTGACCATTGCAGAATTGGTGAGCACCAAGCCTAAGAGCATGACCAAGGTGACTGGTCTCAACTCGCTTACGCTGTAAGGAGATTAAGTCATGGCTCTTGCACTAAATAAAATCATTGTCACTGGGTTAAACAGCGATGCTGCTGGTGCCTATTTTGACTATGTTACGCAGTCAGTTACTGCGGGCACGGATTACACCTTGCCAGCAGGGCTGTACATCATCTACCCTGTTGCAAACTGCAAGTACCAGGCTTACAACGGCACGACTTGGGCCGATGTAATCGCAGCAAATACGGGCGGTATGATGGTTTCGGATGGTCAAAACGTGAAAATCGTTTCTACATCCGGCACCGTTACAGCGCTGTTCTTGACCGTCAATGGCGGTCAGGCTGCGACTGGCACTTACAACAGTTAATTGGAGTAAAGCATGGATGCCAGCAAAGTAGGTAGTCTTCTACCTCAGCAGTTCGGGGGTATCCTGCTTGGGAAACTGGTCGCCGCGAATATGAATTCGACGGCTGACCAAATCATCACTATCTTTAGTAACCCGTCTAAGTATGTTGTTAGACGGGTGGTAGTGACAAATGCTTCACTATCGCTTACCACAGCAGTTGCCAGTGTTTATACAGCGGCCTCTGGTGGTGGTTCAGCGGTTGTTTTATCCCAAGCACTCAGTTCATTAAATGCGTCAACACGGTTTCTTGATTGCACACTCAATTCAACGGGTAATGTCAATACAACCGTAAAATCAGCAGTACCTAACCTGTATTTGAAGTTAGATACAGCGCAAGGCACCGCATCTACCGCCGATGTTTACATCTACGGGGATATTTTAGAAGCATGATCTATGTCACTAATCGTGGCAGTCAACCGCTGGTCGATCATTTCGACGGTCAGCGGTTTGAGTTTGCACCGCATCAAACCGTTGCAATAGAACCTGTCGTCGCCCGTCATATCTTTGGCTACGGTGACGACAACAAAATTCCTTATCTGGTGCGTTTAGGTTGGATGAAAATGAATACAGACCTCGACAAAGCAATGTCGCGTCTGAGAGACTTTTCATTTACCGATGCACCAGTCAAAAACGACCACTTGTCAGCCCTGGTGGTGGAACGAGTAGCCCCTCCCGCCCCAAGAGGTCGGGCTGGGGCCAAAGTCCAGTCGCAGGTAGCAAACGCATGAGGAAAGTATGGCATCCTATTCTGGGTACATCACAGAAGTTCGCCGTTTGCTGCATGACGCAACCGGAAACTTTTGGACTGATACTGAGCTAGCCGATTACATCAACGGTGCAAGAGAGCGTATCGTTCGCGATACGGGCTGCTTGCGCACCATACAGACCTCAACGGTTACTAATGGGGTTGAGACCTACCAATATGCCTCGCTTCCGCAAGGCAACCTTACGATTGATGTGCTTAACATCAATTTGTATTGGGGTAATACACGCATTCCTTTGCGCTATCTACCGTTTTCGCAGTTCAATGCTGAGTTGCGGTTTTGGCAAAACTATACGGGAAGGCCGATTGCATTTAGCATTTACGGTCAGCAGACCATTTATGTAGGCCCAATCCCAGACCAGACTTATACCGTTGAGTACGACACAGTGATTCTACCGACACCACTGACCTCTGACTCAACGCCTGAAACCATTCTTGATCCTTACACCGTGCCTGTAGCCTTTTATGCAGCTTACAAAGCTAAGTTTAAAGAGCAAAGTTATGGTGAGGCTGAGATATTCAAAGCGCAATACACGCGACAACTGCAAGGGGTGCTCACCTCGACCATGACTCGCCGTTTGCCAACGCCTTATAGTATGCCGTACTGATCATGGCCGCTACGGAGCAAAAGAAGTCCTATCTTGTTGTTAAGGACTTCAAGGGCATTAACACAAAGGCCAATCGCACTGCCATTTCAAGCGAAGAATTTGCATGGCTTGAGAATGTTCAGCCTGTAGGCTTTGGTAACTTAAAGATTGTTCCTAAGCAAGACGAAGTGAGCTACTCATCGGGTGGTTCAACGGTCAATGTCACCTGGAGCGGTACGGTGCATTACATGGCATCGGGCAATTTAGGTGGCACAGAATACATGTTTGCCTTCTTTACCAATGGAGGTGCTCAGTATGTCAACCTATCGTCACCCGCAGCGCCGGTCACCTTGGCTGCAGCAACAACATTCAGTGGTACAGATACAGCCATTACCCAATGGAAGAATGAGCGAATCCTTATCATTGACGCAACTTATGGATACGCTACGTTTGACGGGACGAATCTCGTTCGGGTCGGTTCGGTCGGCACCGTTACGGTCACAGCAGGTGGGTCAGCCTACACCACACCACCTATCGTAACCTTTTCGGTTCCTAACAATACGGGTGGCATTCAGGCTACTGCTACGGCAACCGTAGGTTCAGGTGCTGTTACAGCGATTAGCATCACAAATAACGGTACAGGCTACACCTCAGCGCCTACAGTCTATATAGGTACATCGGGCGCTGTGAGTTGGGCATCAACAACAGCATTTCAGACAGGCAGGCTCTTATCGTCAGGCGGTAATTACTATTACGTCACGGTAGGTGGTACGACTTCGAGCACAGCGCCAACGCATACAAGCGGCTCTGCTGCTAATGGCACTTGTACGCTGCTTTATGTTGCAGACCCGAATGGTGGTGGTACGTCTGCAGCGGCAACTGCAACGGTTATTAGCCAAACAGGCACGGGCATTGCGTCATTTTCTGGCCGTGTATGGATTGCTGATGGTAGAACGGTGTACTACACCGCAGCAGATAGCTACTATGACTTTACAAGCATCTCTGCGGGCAACATAACAATCACCGATGCAACCTTGCATGGCGACATCGTTCAAATTATCTCTGCCAATAACTTTTTATACATCTTTGGCACGGATTCCATCAACGTCTTTTCCGATGTGCGTGTAACGACGGCAGGAGAAACGCTCTTTACCAATACGAACGTTAGTGCATCGATAGGCTCTGAGTTCAAAAACAGCATCTTTCCTTACTTCCGATCCATCTTTTTCATGAATCGGTATGGGGTGTATGCGCTTATCGGTGCTACGACAAGCAAAATATCAGACCCATTAGACGGTTTATTTGATGACATCAACTTTTCGCAGCCCATTACAGGTGGTCAATGCGTCATCAACAACATTCTGTGCGCTGTCTATAACTTTAAGTATGACGACAGCGGTACAGAGCGCTTTATTCAAGCCGTTTTCTTTGATCGCAAGTGGTTTATTACCTCGCAAGGCGCACAAAAGCGTATAGCACCATCGTCTGTGTCTGGTGTGCTTCGCATGTATGCAACCAGTGATACTGATTTATGGCAGTTGTACACGGACAAGACATCAACAATTAATTGGGAAATACAGACAGCACTATGGTCACTGTCTGACCCCATTCGAGACAAGCAAGCGCTTAAGTTTGGTGTCGAAGCTACGATTACTGGCGCTTTAGAAGCTCAGTTAAACATCACCGTTGATGCAGAAAATCGTTCATCAGCAGCAACAACGCTTTCTAATGCTGTCATTTGGGTGAACAATAACGGCTATACGATTCCTTGGACGAATAATTCGGGCAATCAAATAGCATGGGTGCCTACAGGCTACCAGTTGTACAAGTATGATGCGCAGCAATACGGCAAGTATCTAGGATTGACGGTGACATCAAGCGCACCATCATCCACGATTAACGGATTCCAGCTTGAACATGAATTAAGAGCGAGGTTCTAATGACTAAGCCAGTCACCATCCCAAATACCTTTGCAACGGCAACAACTGCCATTCCTTTATCGCAACTAGACTCGGATTTTAGTGCAGTTGCTACTGCTTTGAATGATGCAAACACTTACAGCAACTATGCTGCCGATACAGGTGTGGCTAATGCCTATGTTGTTACGCTAACAGGCGTAAGCACGACTTATAGTGCTGGCCTTCGCATACAGTTCAAAGCAGGTGCTGCCAATACGGGTGCTTCAACACTTAATGTAAACGGTGGCGGCACAAAGAACATTACGTTCCAGGATGCAAGTGCTTTATCTGCTGGCACGATTGCTGCCAATGCGATTGTTGATGTGATGTATGACGGTACGCAGTTCTTGCTGATGAATGATCCGGCAGGAACGGTTGGTACTGGCGACGTTGTAGGGCCAGCAGGTGCTACGGACAATGCCATAGTTCGTTTTGATGGCGCAACCGGCAAGTTGGTACAAAACAGCGTAGTGACTATCGCTGACTCAACGGGTGATGTAGCTGGTGTTGGAGCGCTCTCTGCCACAGGCAACGTCTCCTTCGACGGCGGCACGTTTGTATTTAACGAATCGGGTGCTGACAAAGACTTTAGGATAGAAGGCGATACCGAACCTAATTTGTTTTTCACGGATGCGTCTACAGATCGTGTCGGGA